ACTAGGAGGGTTCTTAAAGCGGTCTCGACGGAAGGAACCTTCGATACGGTTAGTGTTGGCTCGTACAGCCTCTACACGGGACTTAGTGAGGCCACCAGCTAGGACACCTACGGATGCACCTGTGGTTTTACCTTGGTACTCTAGGCTATCTGCCAGAGACGAATAGTGCTTCATAAGGTCAGAGTAGTCAGCCTTAAGTGCGCCATCAAGGGAAGTGTTGACCTTACGTGCATACTGAGATGAAATGGTACGTGCAATCCACCCAGCAGCATAGTAAATGTCGTCAGAGTTCTGCGACAGACCAAAAGTAATCTCTTCGTTCTGCACCTGTTGGTCTTGAGTATCGGTATCACCAACCAGCAGACGAACAGTGTTGAGACGACCAGAAGCCGTGGTTGTATCTAAATCAGATGGATCGTAGGACCAAGCCATAAGGTCGCCTCACTGTATTATTCGTTTAAGATATTATCTCGTATGCGGTAGAAGTCTTCTGTAATCCAGCGGCTGTTGTTTAGGAACCGACGAATAAGACCACGTTGTTTGTCGTCAATCTTGGACTTCTTGCATTTCTTAACATTATACTCAGACGTACTAGAAGTCCTAGCTTTGACCTCTGTGTTCAGAAGGTTTACAAGTGTGTCAAGTTGCTTACCAGATAGTTCTGACAACCGATCTCCGACCTTGGCTTGTACTTCTAGTTCTGAGTTGTGGTGTAGATAACCAGAGGCGTAAAGGATAGCTACCTTATCTTGAGGTATACCTTGCTCTAACCAGTTAAAGTGTTCACCACGTTTCCAATTCTTCCCGTTTGCAGATACGGGCATCTTAATAAACACAGGCCAATCGACCTGCCATCCCAAGTAAGTTGGGTGCATAGGACTACTCCATTATGTATGAATACTGTTATGTTCTTTTATAGTTGGGTGGAACCCCAAGACTAAGCTCAGGGTTCCCCGTTAGTATAAGGTAGCTTTAGGCTACAATGGTGTTAAAGAAGACACCCAAGTCAGCACCAACGATCTTCATGTCGTAGGACATTTTAACCTGAATGTGTTCTGCAACTTGTTGACGCTTGAGTGCATCGTCGGAGAAGCTCTCGACAGTAACACCCAAGTTGTTCACGCCGGGAATGTTGTTCCAAGCGAATGTCATACCAGCAGCAGGGGTCATCAGACCAGCCGCACGAGGCGTGTGTACCAGCAGAGCGAACTTACCACCGATAAATTCGTTAGCTTCCGCAGCACCTTCGACAGCACCGTTCTTGACAGCTTCCATGACGTAGAAGTTTTCTACCTCAAAGATTTCAGCCAGTTTAGCGTCTGTAATCAAAGCTGTGTTTGTTACAGTTGCGCCACCGTTCAAGCGTGCAAGCACGTCTGGGTGGTTGACCAAGATGTCACGAACTTCTTTACCAACAACCATTGTGTTTGGCTTGAAGCCACCCGACTTGAGTTGCATGGTACGACGTGCAGTTGTAACGTCAGTCAAAGGTGTCGAGTTTGTGTAGTCCGACCACTGTGTAACTTCCGAAGCCAAGTTGTTGTCAGCGTTTGCAACACCGTCGTAATCTGTACCCCAGATGTCAGCAGCGAAGAATGTCGAAGCGAACTGTTCTTCACGGTGGATCATCAAACGGTTGACGATGGTCTGTGCGCCAGCAGCACGGATTTCCAGCATTGCATCTTCGTTAGCAAGCGTCTGCTCGTCGAAGTCCATGCCCAAGCCAAATACGTCAGCGAAGTAGCTGTCGTTGGAGATAGCCATACCGATGCGGTTTACTTCGGTGCGTGGAGCAAGTTTCTTAACGTCACCAGCACGGTTCATGTCCGCACGGTCGTAGATGTAGTACTTGTCCGACTGACGCTGTACACCCACAGTTGGGAACACTTTGTCAGCGATGAAGTTGGTTTGTTCTTGTACATAGGCCAGCGTCAGGTTAGACAACGGCTGGTCAATATGCACTGCGGAGGGAGTCAAAAGAGGCATTATATTATTCCTTTATATGCTAGGTTAGGCTACTACGTTGCCGCCTTGGATCAGTTCGATCTCAATGATCTGACCGTCCACACCAGCTTCACGGGCATAGCCCATTACAACATCACCAGAAGCAGCAGCCAAAGCTGTGCCATCAGCACCAGTCTGTACAGCAGCACCAGCAGCAATAGTGCCACCAGCTTCTACCATAACGGAACCAGAGATTGTCACTGTGACAGCAGCACCAGAAGCGCCACCTACGATGCAAACACCGATAGCGTTTTCACCAGCAGAGTCTGCAAGGTCAACTTGACCGTCCGACTCAAGAGTTACGAATTTGAATTGTGCTGCGGACAGGTCTTCCCCAGCAATGAATGTGCGGTTATCACGAGATTGCATGACGGCCATGATTATTCCCCTTTATAGGATTTGTTGATAAGAGCTTTGCCTTCGTCGGTCTTAGCTACAACAGCATAAGCCTTGGCATACTCACTCTTTTTAAGTTGGTTGTCGTCCATGTAGGACTTCACGAGAACATCTAGTTTGTCGGCAGAGGTAGCGAACTCACCGTCTACATCGGACTTACCAAATTCTTGCATAGAGGCTTCAAATGCTGCATCAGCGGCTTTCAGAGCTTCCATAGTTTTTTCGTCGTCTGCGAACTTTGCGACCAAAGATTTAGCGACAGTAAGATCAAAGTGTGGCAGAGCTTCACCAGCACGTTTTGTCAGTTCAACGTCAGCTTTCTCTACAGCAGCAGCTTCCAGAGCTTTAAGGACTGGCGCAGGAATGTCAGACTTAGCGACCATCTCGCCTTCGACTTCCAGCATCTCAACTTCAGCTTTCTTTTCGATAGCATCCGCTTTGATTACGAAACCGTTGTCGATAAGACCCTTGCGGAGAACTTCATTCTCAGCTTTCAGTGTCTCAATGTCAGCCTTGAGTGTGTCAAGGTCGATCTCTTCAGCAGTAGCTTCATCAGCTTTGTCTACTTCGTCAGCAACAATTTCTTCTGTCACTTCGTCAGCAGCTTTCTCCATGTCGTAGCCAAGAGCTTTCATAGCATCTTCACGACCACACGCTTTCTCTTCCATGTACGCCTTTACTTTGGCTTCCATTTCATCAGTCATTTTTGTAATTTCCTCTTGGGAAGTGTCACGCTTAAAGAGACTTACCATTGCCTGTGCATTGGCAGGACGATCCACTAGGGACAGTTCTTCAAGGTGCAAGTTTTTCAGGAGGTTAGGCAAGGTTAAATCTCCTCTTTCATAGCACGACCACCAATAGAGAAGGCCGCAAGTTCACCAGACTTCACCATAGCCCAGATGTCATCATCGAATACTTTGTAAGCGACAACCCATCCTTCACGGTCAGACTGGATACCAAGAGCTTCACCAATTTCCTTAGTGACAGGGAGCGAGTGTACAACGACACCAACTTGATCCCCTACGTGCATAGCCTTGCCGACCCGCACATGCTCCATAAATTCATTAACAGCTTTCACCAGAGTGCCAGCTTCGATAACATCCCCTTGGCGGTCTACTACAGCTTCACCCTTTTCGGTTACCACTGAGGCCCAGCCATAGACCATACGTTGTTCTTCGTCGGTCTTGAGGATTTTACCTTCAATATCTTTTGTCATGTCACCCACCGATGTGTCTGCTTCCCACATACGGCATGACCAATAACCAGCCGTTGTTTTATCTTTCTTAGTGTCGCACGAATGACGAGAGCGGAAGTTAGCACGAGCCTTTGGGTCATCACGACGGATTTCCATGTTAGGGTCACCAAAGGTAACTCGCTTAACCTTGTCACCGTCCATGACAAACACTTCAAACTTCTTGTTGCCACCTTGGATACGACGAGGCTTGTTCAGAGTGACTTTCTCACCTTGGTATTCAGCTTTAGCGAAGTCTTCCTTCATTACCTCTTGTACAATAGCCCTGAGAGCCTCTATGCGGTCCACTGAGGGGTCATCTTGCTCTTCAGTGGCCTCACCCTCATCATAGGACGCTAGGTACGCCTGATGGGTCTCTCCGGGCATATACACCGCTTGACCATCATACTCGTGTACGTGAGTAGCACCACCAAGTCCCATGTCCATACTACGGGACACTGCTTCCATGTGTGTAGTAAAGATGTCGTTGGCATAACGGGCCTTGGCGACAGACTTCTTAGTTGACGAGGGGTGAGACGCAGGTAACAGGTCTTTGTCGTGGTTAGCCTTCTTAGACCCTGTGACGATCTTAAGGAAGCTGTTGACACGAGCCATAGCCCATTGCTCAGGAGACTTCACGTTAGGGCGAACACTCTGTGGGTTAGTCTTGTAAGCACCAACACCACGATCATATACCGCTTGAAGCATCCGCATAGTAACCTTATGCTTAGACTTCTTGTTGTGGGCTTCCATTTTATTC